GACGGTACCGTAAGTGGAGTTAATCAGCGTCAGCACTTCGGTCTGGGTTAGGGAATCCCACACGTCGCTCATCGGCTTCAACACGTTGAACAATGCGACTGGTGTGCCGATGGTGATGCCGTCCAGCGGGATGCGGTACAAGGGCATGTCGTAGGTGGTGCCCCCGTCCAACGGGCTGGTGGTGTTCACGGCGGGGTCGGTGGGCGTGCCCGTGGTGGGCGTGCCCCTGACCACGACCAGTTTCGCGCTCTCGATGTTCTGCGAGCCCTTCGCATAGCGGCATACGATGAGGTCGTTGCGTTTCTGACCCTGCGACCCGTTGGTGACGATCAGCTCCTCGGGCGTGCCTTGGCTGACGTGACGCCCCTGCATGACCAACTCGCCCGTGCCGATGGTCACCTTGTTCGCCGAAACGATCGTAAGTTTGAACTTGTCGTGCACGTCGAGCACGTAGTCGTCCAAGCCGAGGATGCCGGCGTTCAATCCCGCGGCCTGTTCGGCGGTGGCGTGCGCCTTGTTCGCATGTCCGGTGACGAGTTCAACCATTCTGCTTGCCTCCGTTCTGCATCCAACTGTCGAAGCTGTTATCAAAGTCCTTGAGCTTGTTCGCGTATTCCTTGTAATCCTGGTCGCAGAACAGGTAGTCGTGGCCCGTGCCGGTGGAGTCCAGCCGGTTGACGTTGTACCACGTCTTGATATCCGGGTCGTCCAAGTCCTTGTACCATTTGTTTCTGCCGCAACGGTCGCATTGCATGACCGTCGCATTGTCGATACGCGCCATAATGGCCCCCTTCCTAATCGGCCTCGTAATCGACGGACAAGACGCCGCCCGAGACCTTGACGATTTTCTTGGTTATCGAAGCGTTGACGGTGATGCCGGTGAGATTATCCCTTGCGGTCACGGTGTCGCCCACGTCGAACACCACGTTCGCGTCATCACGGACGGTGACCTTCACGTCACCCTCGGATTGCAGTTCCTGCAACTTCTCACGTGTCTTCTGATTCAGCTCGGCGGTTTCGGCGTTGCTGTAGTCGTAGACCTGCGTTATCTCGTCCACGCCCTTGAGCGACTGGGATTGGCTGACGTTGCCTTTCGCGTCCGCATACCAGTGGACGACCACGCGGGCCGCCAAATCGCCCTTGCCCAGGCCGATGAGATGGTTCGGTTTGCGCCACGTGCGGGTCGCGTCGAAATCGATGAGGTCGCTGTCAATCGAGTCGCCGTAATGCGCTGCCGGTTCGGCCCAGACGCGGACCTTCCCGGAAGCGTAGGCGAGCCGCAGCTTGAGGCCAGACGCGGCGCACATCTTCCGCAGCCCCGAGTACGCATCCACGTAACGGTCGAACTGGTAGCTTTTGATGGTCTGCGCGCCGGCAGTGGGCGCATCCACCGCGTCAAACACGGCATCCAACCCCACACGACTGATGAGCGAGCCGATGACCGAACTCGCCGTGCCGGAAACGGTGAGGTAATCCTTGCCCTTGTCCGGCTCCAAAATCTTGTCCGCCAGCATGCCATGCCACGTGCGGCCCGAGTAGGTGAGGGTGGATTCGCCCCGTTTCAGGTTGTCCTTCAGGGCGTCCACGATTCCGCCGCATTCGGACCCGTCGAAATACACGTAGCTGCCGGCGTCGATGAGCCGGTCCACTGTGAGTTCGAAATCGTTCTCGTCCGCGCCCCAGGCTGCATCGAGCTTGTAATCGGCGATGCTTTCCCGGTCGATGCCGTTTCGGCCAGTGATTATCAATTCGACCATACTGGTTCGCTTTCTTCCATGTAGACGGTCAGATCAATGCCGAAACCTTGCCACTGTACGGCGTTGTCTCCGGGCGGGATGGGCTGGAAGATGTATTCGCCGCCGTTGAGACCGGTTCCGCGCCGGCCCTTGTCGAACACGTTCGTGGTGTCGCCGTTCTCGGCGGTCATGACGATGGTACGTCGGCCTGCAATCGAGGTGACGGTCACGAAGGAGCCGCTTGGAATCTCCATGTCGAACGCGTATCGGTTGCCGCCAAACGTGAGCTGCGGATTCGACGCGGGCCCGTAAATCACCATCTTGAATGGCATGGCCGTGGGCATGGGATTCGAGACCACCGCGTTGCGCGTGGTCGGCATGTAGTCGTGCGGATAGTCGTGCGGGTAATCAAGGTCGAGGCCCGGTTGCAGCGCATCCGACCAGAAATGCTGCACGTCGCCCGGCTTGCGCCAGATGCCGTCCAACAGGACGATGGAAAGTTTCTGACGGATGATGTTCGGCGTGATGCTCGCGGGTTCGGCCTTGACCACGTAGGCGCGCGTGGTCCACCCGTCCGCGTCGAACACACCGGGTGTGCCTGCGGCAACGTCCGCGTCGAACAGGCGGCGCGTCGAATCCACCTTCTCGGGGCAGCGGACATAGGTTAGGTCAAGCTCGGCCTCGCGCGCCGTACGACTTACTCCGGTCAGACTCCGGTATCCGAGGGTGTACGACCATTCGCGGCCGCGCAGTCCCTCCGCCGTCTGAGCCCAGATATCGGGCCCTTCCAGTGGGATCGTCTCACCGGTCGAGGCGCACACATAACTAAGCGAGCGCATAGTCCCTGACCACCCTTCCGAATTCACGACCATCCACCTTGATGCCAAGCTTCTCCATAATCAGCGGCATATCCGCGTGCAGCGCGCGCAGCTCCGACAGGAGTTCGCCGAGCAGTTCGTCGGACGATGGTTCGCCGCTTGTGGAGACGGCGGTTCCAACTGACTTCACGCCGTATCCGGCAGCTACACCCGGGGTCGTGAACCGTGTGCCCGCGATGTCCGAGGCCATGCCGTTCATGCTGGACATGACTGCGGCTTGGCTGTTGCTGATGCCCTGGGCGAGGCCGAGACCGATGTTCCGGCCTATCTGGTCGCGGAACAAGCGTGACGGCGAGTGGATGCCGAGCATGTTCTTCACTTTGGCGATGGCATCGTTCACGCCGCCGAGAATCGCGGACGCGACTCGGCCTATACTGCCGGTTATGCCGTTGACGAGGCCGCTGACGATCTGGGAGCCTATGGATGCCATACGGCCCGGTATGGATGCAAGCGTGTTGACCAGATTGCTGAGGAACTGCTGGCCCGCCCGCAATGCGCCTGATGCCATGCTGCCCGCGAACGAGCCGACCGCGCTTATCGCACCGGAAAGCCCGGCACTGATGCGTCCGGGCACCTGCGAGATGTAGGAGCCGATGGACGAGAGGAACCGGGAGCCGGCGTTGACCGCGTTCGATGCCATTTGTCCGACGAAGCTGGCAGCGGCGCTTATGGCCCCGCTCAGCCACGAGCCGACGTTCGCCGGAAGCTGGGAGATGAACGTGCCCACGTTGCTGAGGAACTGGGAGCCAGCGGAAAGCGCGTTGGCACCCATCTGCGCGGCCCAGCTCGCCACCGACGCAACAGTGGAGGTCAGCCAGTTCCAGATATTGCCCGGCAGTTGCATAAAGAACGTGCCGAGGTTCGTGAGGAATTGCTGACCCGCAGAAATCGCCTGAGAGCCGAGCTGTGCGGCCCACAGCACCACGAACGTGATGCCATAGGCGAGCCAGTAGGCTATCGTCGCCGGAAGATTCGTGAGGAAGTTCGCTATGTTCGAGACGAACTGCTGGCCCGCCTGCAACGCTGACTGGCCGAAGCTCACCGCCCACGTGCCAATCGACGTAATCAGGTTCGACAACGCCGTCCCGATCGCGGAAGGCAGTTGCTGGAACCATTGAATGACAGACTGGATCGCGTTCGGGATTGTCTGCGTGAAGAAGTTGGCGATGTTCTGGCCGAGACTCGTGACGAACGAAACCACCGACTGCCATGCGGATGAGAGGAACGAGGTGAACGAGGCCCACGCCTTGCGGCCCGTCTCGGTCTGCGTGAAGAACCAGACGAGCGCGGCCACGAGCGCGCCTATCGCGGTGACAACGAGAACAATTGGGTTTGCGTTCATTGCCGCGTTGAGAACCCATTGTCCGGCTGCGGCGATTTTCGCCGCCACGTCGAACGATTTCAATGCGGTGACGGCTGCGGATATGAGGCTCGCCGTCTTGAACGCTGCGAAACCACCTGCGATGCCAGCGATGACGGTTCGTATCGCATCGCCGTGTTCGCTCGCCCAATCACCGAGCGACTGCAATGTGGACGCGAGTTTTTCGACAAATGGGGCGGCGGCGTTGAAGGCGTCGCCCACAAGCTGGCCGATGGAGGCTGCGGCGCCACCGTTCTGACCGACCGCAAGGAAACCGGTTACTGCGTCTGCCAATCCCTGACCGAGCTGCGTGAGCCCCTTCCAGAGTTCGCTGAGCGACGCGAGGAACGCCTGCACTCCGCCGCTGTCGGAAAGCGTGCCGATGAAGATGCTCACGTTGCGGGTAAGCGCGATCCACCAGTTGACGAGAGGGGAGATGATGTTGTTCAATCCCGTGAGGAAGTTCTGCAAGCCCCCGCCATTCGTGACGACATCGAGCAGACTCCCGCCGAACGCCTGCGCGTTCGACGCCAGACCTTTCAGATACACTCCGAGCTGGCCGAAATCGGACTGCCAGATCGACACAAGCGGCTGCGCGGCCTGCGCCGCCTTGCCGAACCAGCCTTTCACGCCGGTGACCATGCCCGCCGCCGCGTCGCCGATTTTGCCGAACTGGGAGCTGAACCTGTTGATCGCGCCGGCGATGTTCTCCACGCCGACGGCATCGATGATCTTCTGCACGGCCTTGGCGACGCGGTTCTTCACGTTCTCCATGGCCGTGCCGATGCCCTGGGTCGCGTCCTTGGCCTGCTGTGCGAACGAGGCGTATTTGCCGAAACCGTTCTGGTTCAGTTCTATGACCTTCTTGTTGAAATCATCGAAACTGATTGACCCGTTTTTCATGGCCTCATACAGGTCGTTTGAGTTCTTCCCTGCGCCCAGCATGGCCTCGGCGACCTGATTGAGCTGGCCGGGCATTGCGGCCTGAATCGAACGCCATGCCTGCATGTCGACCTTGCCGGCACTTAGCATCTGCGTGTACTGGGTGAGCGCGTTCTCCTGCTCCATGGTCGAAGCGCCGCCGGCGAGCATGGCGTTGTTGAACGCCAAAGCGATGTCGGTGGCCTCGTCGAGGTTCGAGGTCAGTGGGGCGAGCTGCTGGACCATGCCGGTCATGGCCGAGCTGGTGGTGGGCAGACCGTCGAGCGCGTCACTGATCTTCTTGATGCTCGCGGCCGCATCGGTGGCCGAATATCCGAGGTTCTTCATGACCTTCGGGAAGTTGTTCATCTGGTCGGCGCGGTCAACTGCGGAACCAAGGCTGGACGTGACGACGGACGCGACCTTGCTGAACACGTTGGACGTGATGCCGGCCACGGCTCCGACCTTGGAGGCGAATCCGACGGACAGTCCCTGGCCGATGCTCTGTCCGGTCTTACTGCCGGTGGTTTTGGATGCGTCGCCGAACGCTTTTTCAATGGCCTTGCCCACGCCTTCCATGGAGGGCACGATGGGCACATATGCGGTGGCGAGATTATAGGCCATTGTTTCGCCTTCCTCTGTTCGGTTATGGTTGTCCGGTCTGCGGCCGGTTCTCCACACGGTTCACGGTCGTGAACCGTTGGCTCATGAATCGGTCGAGCTGTTCGACGCTCATGCCAACGGCCTTGATGGTGCGCGTGCGACGGATGGTGTTGCCATCGGGTTCTGGGTTCTCTGATCCGGCTTCCATGGCCGGGCCGGTTGCTTCCGGCGTGGCGTGGTGTTGGCCGGGGCGTGGCAGCGGCCGGGGTTGCGGGCCGCGTTTCCTCGGGTCGCCGTTTGCCCAGATCCACTGGTTCATCTGTTCGATGCGCAGCACGGCCAGATACTGGTCGAACGTCCACGCGCGCGGCGTGTCCAACGTCTGCCAGACGAGTGAGCCTGCGGGGAGGTTCGCGGCCAGTGCGGCCGTCTCCGACGGGTCCAGGTCGTGCATGCCGAGCCCGTACTCCCTTCTCATGTCCGCCGCCAACTGGTCAGGACAGCGGTCGAGCAGGAGCACGAGCGTCATGAGTTTGGGAAAGCCTTACCCATCTCCTCGAACAGCTCGGTCAGGAAGGTGCCCATAGTTTCGCCGTCGATGCGCCCGTCAGCCCCTCGCAATCCATTCTTGACCTTGTCGTATGAGTCGCCGAGAAGTCGGCGTAGGAACGGGATGATCTGCAATGCGTTATTTGTCGGGTCGGCCTGAAGGTCATAGAGAGATTCCATGAACTCCCAATCGTCCAAAACCTTCGGGTCGATACCGATATCGATTCCACGGACGTTGACACGGCGAACCGTATTCTTGGACTGCTTGTGGTCCTGTGGATGGCTGGCAATCTGGTTGGCGTTTGTGTTGCGGTGGCTTCGGTTGCGTGACATTCTGATTCTCCTTGATAAAAAAAGCGGTTCTCTCCTTGACGGTTAAAAAAGGGTTCCCCTCGCGGCAAGGAGAGAAGAAAGGAATCCGCGAGGGGAAGCGTTGGCTAGTCGAGCCGTTGCGGTCACGGTCAGAGACTCTGGTCTTTTGGGATGCCGATATATTCGATGGAGGTGACACCATCGCCCATGTCGTTCGCGGCCACAGTGAGGTCATAGCCGAGCACGTCGCTCGAATGCATCTGGCGGTCGCCGAATTCGGAACGGGTTGCGGAACCGATGACGGTACGGTCCTTCACGTTGCCGGTTGCAACGATCTCGAACACGAGCGAGACCGGTGTATCGTCGGGCATCTGATGCTTGATGACCATGCTCTTGTCCTTGCCGGTCACCGCGTCGTTGCCGTAGCGCATCTGCGCCGCTGCCTTGCGCAGGAACTCGATGAGCACGAACTGGTAGGATTCGGCGTAGCTGGAGACGACTTTCATCACGGTCGTACCGTTCGCGTCCTTGACTTCGGCGGTGTCGGTGTCAGTCGTGTTGGTGATGCCGTCCTCCGACAGGTAGCCGATGAGCTGGAAAGCGGGGTCGAGTGCGCTTTCCGAATCGGTGGGCAATGCGGTGCCGACGGGTGCCGCGTACGCGTAGCCGCCGACCTTGAACTTGCCGAACGACACGTTTGTGGAATCGTTCTTCGTTGTTGTTTCATTAGCCATGATTAGGCCCTTTCTGGAAATGATGCTCATTCGTCGGTCTTGACGGTGAGCTGGATGAGTATCTGGTAGCGTGGCCGTCCGTCCGGCATGGGGAAGTCGGTCAGGCCGGTGATATCCCAATCGGCCACCTCGGGCAGTTCAACGATGCGTTTCAACCGTGGCAGCACGAGACGCTGTGCCACGTCCGAAGCCTCCCAGCGTGAAGCGGCCCACACCTGCACAGCGATCAATGGTCTCGACACGAACCGGCCTTCCGAACCTCCCGTGCGTTCCACGGTGACGAACGGGATACGGTTCGTGGCGCTGGATTCGGCGGGAACCTCGAAGCTCGCGGGATAATCCTTGAGTTCGGGTGCCGCGTTGAGCCAGTCCATGACCAGCTTCTCCGCGTTCATCAGCCGCCTCCCAACGCCTTGGCGAGCGTGTCGCGCACGGCGTTATCGATGCGCGCGGCGAGATTATCCGTATGCACGAGCACCGTCGCGCCCTTCTCGTTCGCCCGCGGGCCCTCCGCCGTGTACGACGGCTGCCCCGCGTGAGTCGGCGCGGCCATGGAGTTGGCGCGGGCCGCGATCTTCTGTGCCTCCGACAAGGCGGCGCGAGCGCCCTCGTTGCGCCTGTACGCCTGGAATGCCGAATAATGCAGTTTCACCCGTTTCATGCACTATCCCTCCGCGTCGGTGACTTCGACCGTGAGATTCCATGCAGTCGGCTTCATGCCGCCGCCCAATGGCCTCGGGTCTCCGATCACCTCGTAGTCATGTGAATTGATGCGCACACTCGCCCCGCGCAGACTCCGGTATGCGTAGCTGCGGGGGAAGAGGCAGGTGAATGCAACGGTCACGCCGTCAGGTCGAATCGAGTCGGTGGCGTTGCTCATCGCGCCTGGTGAGACGAGCACGTTGTCCACCGACTCGATATCGACCTTCGTGACTGGCGAGCCGCCGGGGTCGGTCTCGCCGGTCGGCGTGTAGCGCACCACTTTCACGGTCTCGCCCCTCATGACGCCTCCCCGTTTGACAGGTCGATGCTGTAGAAGCGTTGGCCGGTGAGCCTGAGCGCCTTCTTCTGCCCTTTGGACAGGTAGAATTCGCCGCGAGGGTTCGCGAATGTCATGGACTGGGTGAAATTGCCCGCCGTGAGGCTGAGATTGCTGGCACCGGTGGTGTCGAAACCAGCGCCCTCGGTCTGCATGTCGGATGAGATCGCGTCCTTGGCGAGTTCGCAGGCGATGCGTTCAAGCGTCGCCTGCGATATGTTCCGCCAACCCGGGCATTGTTCGCGAAGGAACTGCGAGGCATCGGCAAGACGCTGATCCACATAATCGGGGTCGTCCGGCATCTGCTTCCAGCGTTTGGCCAATTCCAAATGCGTGGCAAATGGGTTTTCTCCCGTGTCGTCGAACATGGCGGCCTCCTTAATGTCAGAATGCGATGATGCCGAAGCCGCGTGCTGCGGCCGGCAGCTTCAGTCCCATGGCCATCACTTTGCGGTGGCCTACGCCGCTACGGCGGAGGCCGGCGCGATGACGTACGCCGGGAAGCGCTTGGCCTTGTCCGACTGCACGTCGTTGATCGGGTTGGCGATCTGGAAGCCCACGCGGAACACGACTCGCATGGCCACACAATCCTGCTGGGCGAGGTTCAGAATCACCTTGCCGTCGTCGTCCGTGATAACCGCCTGGTCAAGCAGCTTGTAGGTGATGTCCTGACGGATGCCGACCACGAAGTTCGACCAGTCGGCACCGAGCAGCACGGCCTTGGTGGTATCCCATGCGCCGTTATCGACCTCGTTGAGGCCGAAACCGTAGAGGGTGGACGGCGCGCCGGAGGCGAGCGAGGGCACGTAGATCGGGCTGCCGTTGGCGTTGCGCAGGCCGATAAGCTCCCAGTTGAGGCCCGGCTTGCTGGCGAAGCCGTTCATGGCGAACCCCTGTTCGGCGAGCTTCTGACCCATGGTGGCCACGTCCTTGGCGAGGTCCTTGCCCTGGGTGAGCGTGTTATGCGCCGCGATGGCCTGCGGGATGATGCCGTCCGGGAAGCTGGACGGCTTGTCCACGCCGAACAGGGTCGCCTGGTCCAGCTTGTAGCCGAGCGCGGAAGTCAGACGCGGCATGACCTCCGGCCAGATTGGGATGCCGGAATCCGCGATGACGGCCTCCGGGATGGGCACGATGGCCGCAAGTTCCTCGGCCGTGATGCTCAGGCCCGACCACTTCATCTTCGTGGTCTGTTTCAGGCCGGTATCGCCGCCAACCCAGTAGGCGATCGGCTTGGAGTCAAGCACCGGCTGCGTGCGCGTGCGGGTGCTCATGCGAATCTGACGCATGCGGGTGAGGGACACACTCGACTTGGGGGCGTCCTGGATAATCTGGGTGGCGTATTCGGTGGGGATGAGTCCGCCGCCGAGGTCGCCGCTGGTGATGATGGAGTTCACGTTGGAAGTCATCGTCATACCTTCTTTCTATGGAGTGGGGAGGTTATTTCTGCTTTTGTTCAAGGAACTGGTCACGGATCCAGTCGCCGGAGGAGCCGGATGGTGCGGGAGGCTGGTTGGATTCGGAGGAGGCGTGCACCTTCGGCTTGGTCTTCTCGGCGATGTAGTCGGCGAGCGCCTTGCCGTTGGCTTGCATTTCTTCGAGGGTGGAGCCGTGGAGCAGTGCGATGGGCACGCCGGTTTCCTTGGAGACCTGCGTCTTCCATTCGTTCTGCTGTTTTTCCGCCTCGTAGGCGGCGTTCTTGGCTTCAAGCTCTTTGATGTGCTTGGCTGTCTTTTCGGCTTCGGACAGTTGGGCCTCCTTGAGCTGTTGCAGTTCGTCGGCGGCTGTCTTGTTGTCCTTGGCGCGTTTCTCCCATTCGCGGGAATGGGCGACGGCCTCCTTGTATTTGGCCTCGTAGTCGATTTCGGGCGGCTTCGCTCCGTTCTCGGTCGATGCCGCCTGCTGGTTGCCGTTGGCCTCTTCGGTCATGGTTCCTCCTAGTGGGTTGGGCCCGTTTCGGGCATAAAAAACCACCCGTGCGGGTGGTTGGGGAAAATCTCAGTTCGAGTGCGACGGTCGTGGCACCCCGTAGCCGTCCTTGTAACGGTCGGGGTAGAGTCGGCGCATCACATAGGTGATCGTGTTCGGGTCGTTGGGATTGTCGGGATTGCCTTTTGTGGTGGCCTTTATCATCCGATAGGTGTCGTCGTCCAGGCCGCCGTTCTCGATGAGGCTGCGGGCGTGCATGTATTCCGAGTACATGCGGTCGGGGTCATAGCCCTCGATGTGAGCTTGGTCCCTGTCCCATTCGGGGACTATCTGGCAGTCGCAGTCGTCGTGGAACAGTCTGAACGAGCCTTTGGCGTATTTCGCGGTTTTCTCGCTGCGGTACACCCAGCCGCGCGAGCAGAGCATCGTGCAGAACGCGCACGTCTTCGCGCCTCTCGGCACGCGCGCGTACCGTGGTTCGGACGGGTCGTGCTCGCACAGGCGGGCAACGGTTTCACGCCCCGAATACATGACCCAGCGTTGCATCGCGCCGACCAGATACGCCTGCATGGTCTGCGGGTCCGTCCACAGGTGGCCGGCCTGCCAGCGTATGGTCTTGTCGATGCCGTCGCCGGGAAACGAGTCGGACAGGTCGTACTCCCACGGGTCGGGCACCGATTCGCCACGGACGCGCATATACCATTCATAGGCGGCCTGCGCCGCGAGGTCGCCGTATTTGACGACCAGTTGCGGCACGTAGTCGAGCAGCATGTCACGCTGCCATTCAGGGCTGAGCTGTTGCAGCGTCCCCCACAGTTTCGCCAGATCGCGGCGCGCCAGTTCCACCGCCCGAGCTTGGCTGGCTTGCAGCTGGTCCAGTTGCCGGTTGTCCGTCATCCTTGTTGCCTCCGTTCACGAGGGAGTCAAGCACGCTGCGGGTCTCGGCCTTGCGCTTGTCGACCAACAGGCGTGTGATATCGGAATCCGTGTAGCCGAGCTTCTCCAACACCACGTCGGAGTTGGCGAGCCATGGAATGGCCGTCACCTGCTTCACGATGGCATCGGAGAGCGCGGCCTGCGATGGGCGTTCGGGGTCACGCCAGTTGACCTGCAAGCGGTCGAGCTCGTCGCTGTCCTCGCTGGTGCCGTTGAGGATGGCGATGTCCCTCGCGGCCTTGCGTAGCTGCACGCCGATGGCGCGGCAGGCGTTCTTCGCCTCGATGACAAGTTCGCTTTCCGCCGCCATGATCGCTTCCGAAGAAGAAGGGCCGGAATCCGTCATCACGCCGAACTGGCTGAGCGGCACGCCGGTCGCGCCGCTCATGCGTGCCGCGAGGGCGCGAAGCATGTCGGTGTGCGGCTGCATGGTCATCTGCGTGAACTGGCCGATGACGGGCGCTTGGCCGTCCTCGTTGAGGCTGATGTTGAGCATCTTCGAGATGGTGGCTTCCCAGCCGGTCAGCTTCCTGCCGTTCTTGTCCTCGGGCGGCTCGTCCGCGCCGATGAGGTAACGTTGCGGGCTCGAATAGAATTCGGCGCTTACCTCCATGCGCAGCATGGTGCGAACCGCCGTGTCGGTGATGCTCATGACCTCACGGCTGATGCGCGAGCGGCCAAAGGGGCGGTTCAGGTCCTGATGGTAGGGGATCAGGTACACAGGCACATGATCCATGTACGTGTTCCGGGGAGCGTCCGCATGATAGCGGCCTGATTGCGTGCGGCGTATACGAATCGTGTAGCCGGGCATGTAGAGCATGAGCTCGGAAGGCACGATGGTGTTCGCCTGCGCGTACTGTGAGCGGTCGATATCGGTTATCGACAACGCCGCCGACAGGCCGCGACGGGCGTAATCCCACAGGCCGGTCTCATAGAGCGCGCTACGGAACGATACCGACACCTTCGAGCGCAGACCATCCTCGGGTTCCGCGCTGCGCACGTTCAGGAACGAGCATGAGTGAATGAGCGCGCTGCGGATGGCCTGCGGCAGTTCCACGTCGAAGTCGTTGTCTGAAAGAATCGAATCCAAACCCAACGGATCGCGGCTGTCGTCGCCGACTCCGACGAAACCATCGAACACGATGCGGTCGGCCAAAGCGTCCACCGATTTCTGCGGCCAGCCCACGACCTCGCTTATCCCCGCCATGCTGTCCGGCACGGCGATGGACAGATTCTTAAGCTCGTTGCGCCCGTCGTAGTATTTGGTGCGCAAAAGGTTACGTTCGAGCTTCTGGGACCATTGACGTATCATCAAATCCCACGGTTCTCGGCACTCGTCGGGCAGATTATCGACCTGCACGTTTTCAAGACTGGGAATCTGCATCAGAATGCCACCGCCTTCGCTCTTCTTCCCGGATGACGTTTGGAAGTCTTGACGTTCCAATACGCGAGAGCCACCGCTTCCACGGGACTCACGTCGATGTTCTCCATGGACGGCTCGTAGCCGAACCCGTCGCCGATTTTCCTGTGCTTCGCATGACCCACCGCCTCGTCAAGCAGAGGCTGGCCGAAATGGGTAAGCCCATGGTCGTTCACGGCCTGTTCGAGCATCGAACAAGCGTCCGCCACGTCGGAAGGGCGCGGAACCACGATCACTCTTTTCGACACGCCCTTGTCGATGAGGCTGTTGACCAGGGTGGGGGCTCCCACGCGCCCGTCGATGATGATGCCGATGGCGTTGCGCCATCGTTCCGCACCGTTCTTCTCGGCGGTCAGCCAGTCGGCCAGCCAGCCGGTGCCGCCGCGCATGCTGCGCGAGGCGATGACCTCCACGTGCGGCAATTCACTCGACTTGCGGGGCGGGCGCACGCACGCCACGAGGGTGACGTTCGCGCCGTCCGCGCTGAACTTGACCGCATACGAGTTGTAGCCATCCATGCAGGGCTTGTCGGTCTTGCACTTGGCCCACTCGTCAACATCGATATCGGACAGCGCGCCGGCCTGATCGTTCCACCAGCCGAGACGTTCGCGGGCGAAACCGTCAGGGGTCATCTTCTCCGATTCGGAAACGACCACGCTCTTCAGCAGTCGGGTGCCGAGCGATGGATTGTATTGGTACCAGCGTTGCTGGTCGTGCACGTCGCCGATCTCGGTCGCCGCCCATTCGAACCAGCACAGGTTCTTCGGCGGCTTGTCACGATGCGCGTTGCGGCGCATGCGCGCGAACACCGTTCCCGGCGAGGTCGGCGGTGTCGGCGTTCCCGTGTAGATGGTCAACGGGTTGCCCGAGGGTGCCGACGAGATGGCGGGCTGTATGGCCTCCATCTGCTCGTCGGTCAGCTCCTGCGCCTCGTCGCACACCAGCACGTCCACCGTGAAACCACGGCCCGAACTTTTCGAACGGGCGATGAACTCAATGCTGCCACCGTTCTTCAACACGATGGCCTCCTGGCCGTTCGTGGCCCGAATGTAGGTGACCAGTTCCGACAGTTCGGGGAACTTGCGCGCGTTCTCGAAGTAGTATTTCATGCGCAGGAAATGCTTGCGGCAGGTCTTCACCTCATGCGCCGTATGCAGGATCTTCATGCCGATGATCGCGGAGAGATAAAGCTCCGTGAACTCGAGAATCGCGTTCTTGCCGTTCTGGCGCGGCACCGCGCACCCGCAATCCGACGCCGCCCATTGCAGCTTCGAATCCGTGGCGAGCCACCCCTCGAGCACGATGCGCTGCCACTTATCCGGCTTCATGTCGTAGCCGGCTGCGAGCGCGCACGCCTCGCCTCCCTCGGACTGCGCGTGCTTGGGAACCAGAGCGAAGCTAGGTTCCTGTACGCCTCTTCGCCTTGCCACCCTGAATCACCCTCAGCTTCCGTCGTTCGGCTATCTCATCGAGCGGCGTATGCCGCTCCTGCTTCTGGGCTTTCGCCGGCATGATCTGGCTGCGTGCGGCTGGTGTGATGCCGTAATCCTGCAGCAGCTTGTTCAGTATGGGCACGCTGGCGAAATTGCCGGAACCCCAGATGTCCGCGTGGATCAGGGCGGCGTTCATGAGGTTGTCCCAGTCGGCCTCCGTCCACGAGTCCGCTCCGGGGGTGGAAGCCAAATGCTCCCACCATCGCACGGTCGCCTCGGGCCATTCGATGCCGTCAGGCAGGTTGGGCTGTACTGTCGCGGTCTTGGCCAACTGGGTCACCTCGAATCAATGTCTAGGAGCCGCTGGAGCGGCTAGCGCGAGCGGAACCGGCGGCACGAGAGAAATCAAACTCGCCCTGCACGTATCTCGGACGCATGACAATCACCTCCATCGGGAAATCAGGAGCCAGATGAACGGGACGCCACTTTCCCCCGAGCGAGTCGCTTGCCGGTTTTCCAGTCAATACCTCGCTTGGCGAGAATACGACGCGCGGCCCTTACGGCTTCATTATCGGAATTACCCTGCGCCGTTTTCAATGCTTTTTTCAACGGAAGAGGGAGGACGTACCGCGCCGGATTGAACCCGAGAACGGTATTCCGCACGTGCGGATTCTCTCTGCGTATGGTAATCAGATGACGCGCGTTGAGCGGCTTTTTGGAATGCCTTCGCTCCGCGGCTGGTGCGAATCTGCCGGTTCGAGCGCATCTTGTCGTCCGCAAAACCGCTTATCGGACTCGACAAGCCACGCTCGGCCAAGAATTCAGATTCAGATTGAACCTTTGTGTGTCGTGCCACGAGATTCTCCAATCACAAGAGACAACAAGATCAGGAGCCGGAGGAACGCGAGCCCCCGCGAGAAAAAGCGCTGCGGATACGACCGGCCACATTACGCACCGCACTACCGGCACGCTGGAACAGGTTTCGCATAATCCACCTCCCTCCAAGCACGAAAATCGGACAGGAAAAAATCAGGAGCCGGAAGAGCGGGAAGCGGTTCTGCTGTTGGCCCGTTTCATCGATAGGATTTTCTTCGCCCACGGTTTTCCCGCTTTTGCTGCGCGCTCAAGAGTTGGATCGTGGATGGCCCCGGATTCGACCAATTTGCGGTAATCGGCGAGTGCTTTTCTTTGACGTCGGGATTGTTCCTCGTCCTTAAGTGGATAGTGAAAGTTACCTCTTCGGTCAATGGTGAAATCTGGAGTGACCTTGATACCGCGTTCGGCGGCGTATTCACTGAAGGTCTGGGATTTACGCGCCATGAAAGTCTCTCTTCAATGGAAAAGCCGCCCCATAGGGACGGCTTGAACGAAAATATTGTTACCGGTTCACGATCCGCTCGATCGCGACGCGGAACGGGACGCACTCACACGCAGGGCGGACACACCGCCACCGGATGAACCGGAAGAGCGACGCCCATACCCCGTATAGCGGATATCGTTGGTGCTCGCATAACGGACTCGCCTCATAACTCACCTCCCAGCTTCCGAGCTACGGCCATACCATCGAGGTATTTATCTCCGAGTTTGCGAAGACCATACTCGGCAAGGAAAGAATCCTTGTCGTCTCGCAACGGGAACGCGATGGCGAACCAGTATTCGGAATCGGTCGGCTCCACGAGCTTCCTGGGACTGCAAGCCGAAACCAGCGCCCTGTGCAGGGCGGCGAACTCGGCGAGACAATCCTTCTCCAGATCATCGGAGTACTTGACATCGGCGAGCGGGTCAGGCGTCTTCTCCGCGAACCCGAGACCACCACCGAAGCCGACGCCGGCACCGAACGCCACGGCGGACGACTTGGCCGGCTTGTACGGGGCGAGTAGCTTCTCGATATCACGGTACGCATAGATCCGGTGGTTTTCGCCGAAGCCAAACCGTTCACACCACCGCGCCATCTCGGCGGGGGAGGGGAAACACAGGCACAGCCAGAACTCGGTGTCGGTCGCATCCACGAAACGCTTGCGCTCCGCACGGGCGCGCTCCCGGTACTCCTTCGCGTTCTCGTCCAGATTCTCCGGCACCGGCTTCACAGCCTTCTTGCCCTTGGACTTCTTGGAAAAGTCGAATCGGAAATCACCTGACATGATCCACCTCCAACAAAGGGAACCATTCAAGCAGCGTCGCGTAATCGTCCGGAGCCTTGTCCTTGAGCACCTTGGTGAACCTCTTATCGATGCCATCGAACGAACGCCCGAACCACGCATAATCACACGGCAGCTCGATATGATGCCCGCGAATGCAGTCCAATACCTCGCCCTTGAGCCAATCCCCGATAGGACTGACCTTCTTGAGATTGCGCCGCCAGTACCCGTACTGGACGAACGCGCCACGACGCTGAATCGAATCGGCCGCACGCACGCCATCCGCGCACCACGTGCTCTTATCCAAGCCGATGTCGGCGCGGATGAAATCCCACATCTGCTCATACGACGGCTCAGGCAACCGCGCCGCCTCGATATAGCGCAACCGTTCGGGAGCCTGGAACACCGCATTGTTCAACCACCGGTACAGCGACGGGTGCGGATACCTTTTGATTCGGGTCTGGAACTTCTGCTCGAAATAATCCAGCTCCTCGTCCACGAACCTCAAACCGGGCACATAGTACAAATACGCGGGAACGACCTCGATGCCCATATCCCGCATCGCCAGCCACGCGGCTATGGAATCCTTGCCGCACGAAAACGCCAACAACACGGGCCTGCCATCAGCGGCCAGCTTCTCGCGCACCGCCAGACTCGTACCCTGATTGCGGATAACCGTGGTCACTTCGGCCACCTCCTTCCCGTCATGCGAATAAACCGCGAACGCGAATAAAACTCGACACCGGCACGCCGGAAACTCGACTCCGACGACTCCACGAACACATGCAACCCATGTCCACTGGACGAAACCTCCGCATAGATCGCATCCGGCAACAGCTCCAACGCCTTCGCGGGCGGACTGGTCAAATCAACATGGTCGAAATCCCAGCACGCAAGCCCATCGCCGAGCATGATGCCATAGCCGTCGCCGGCCTTCGAGCGCATGACCTCCGGGTATGACGCCCAGGTATCGGGATCAGTCGAACTGGCTGGTGACCCATCGCACATAATCGGGCGCTTGCCATCGGCGCGCACCCAACGGCGCAATGCCTTGAGTTCCTGCGGTATCTGATGTTTGCGGCTCCACGCCTTGCGGCATCTGTCCGAGCAAAACAGTCTCGGACGCCTAGGGTTCGGTGTGGATTGAAAGAAATGGCCGCAATTCCTACATTGGTTGACCATAGCTATAACTATAGCATATATTCCAATGGGTTGCAACCATAATTTCGTGACATATCAAAACTGCGGAGAATCAAACGTAACAGCCTCGAAAACAAGCGAGGCAAAAGTGTCAAACCAGCTCCGAAACGGCTCGCACGGGCGCTCGCAGGCACCCCAACGGCCAAACGTACGATACTCCACGCGGATTGCGGGGGGACGGCGGCGCTATGACCTGTGGGGAGCCTTGCATGGGAGGGGGAGGGTATGGCCCCCGGTTACCATTGGCGGCTGATTGGGATGGTGTTTTGTGGTTGTTTTTTTGTGTTTTGGTGGCCTGTGGTGTTGGCGATTATTTTGTTGCTTTTTCTTTGGTTGCAGATTCTGTGTGTGAGTTGTGTGTTGTCATAGCTGGTTGGTGATCCGCCTCGGCTGTATGGGATGATCTCATCGAGTTCGCAGCTGAGTGGGTGTGGTGTTTTGAGTGTGAGGTCTATGGGTTTGCCGCACAGCGGGCAGATCGGTATTGGTCCTTCGGCTGCGATGTGTCTGGCCTTGCATTTGCGGCGGGCTGCTCCATTTTGGTATCGGCCTGAGCCTGCCTTGTTGCTCATGTTCCCATCCTGTGTGTTTGGTGGCTTGGGCGAGATTCGAATTCGCGATCCAGTGGCAGTGTTTACTGGATGTCACGCTATCCCAGCGTGACCGGTTAGTCCTCTACCGTACGCAAGCCGTGGCGGGCTGACTGGCACCGGCGCTTTGGACGCTGCCGGCGGAGTACTCTCAGCCCATGAGATACGGAGGATATGAGTAAAGCCCCTGAGATGTATGTCCCAGAGGCTTTCACACTTATCCTGATACGGAGTATACCACGGGGTGGATTCACCCTACTCCTGTCTGTGTTTTGTTTTTTCAGGCGGCTTGGATGGTGAGGCGTCCGCCGAGGGCGTGGATTACCTTGGCGATGGTCTGGAAGCTGGGGTTTCCGTCCTTGCTGAGGCTTTTGTAGAGGCTTTCGCGCCCCACGCCCGCGTCCTTGGCGATCTGGGTCATGCCTCGAGCCTTGGCGACGTTGCCGAGTGCGGCCTGCATGAGTGCGGGGTCGTCGTATTCGGCTATGGCGTTGAGGTAGGCGATGATGTCCTGTTCGTTTTCGAGGTATTCGCTGGTGTCGTAGTCGGTGATTTCGGTGCTCATTGCTGCTCCTTGTAGTCGTCGAGTATGGCGTGGGCTTGTTTGATGTCGGTCTGCTGGGTGCTTTTGTCGCCGCCTGCGAGCAGCAGCATGAGCACGTTGCCGCGCGTGGTGAAGTAGACGCGGTATCCGGCTCCGATGTGGAACCGCATCTCGCTGACCGGGCCTCCCACGGGTTTGATGTCGCCGAACGGCCTGCCGGCGAGCTTGCAGGCGTCGAGCCGGGCTTGGATGGCGGCTTTCGCCTCGCGGTTCCTGAGTTTCTTGAACCACTTGCGGTATTCGGCGGTTTGCTTGATTTCCATACCCTTATTGTATCTCACAGGCTACACTATGTCAAGCCGGGCGGCCGCTGGAACCCATCGCCAACGCCAGAATCTCCCGTATGTTGAACTCCCAGTAGCCGTCATCGACCGGCTTGCTGCTGGGCAGCTTGCCGCGGTTGAGCCAGTTGCTGATCTGCTTGCGGCTGACCTCGTATCCGTAGTTGTCCTTGAGCCACTGGCTCATGCCCGCAGGGGTCTTGGTCAGGTGGATTGCCTCGGCCTTGTCTCGGCTCTGCTCGCGCAGCTCGACCACGTTGATTGGGTTGCCGCATTTGCATAGCAGCAGCGATTCTCCCTTCGCGGCCATGACCTCGTGTCCGCATTCGGGGCAGACGCCGATTATCCGGCGCGTGCGTGGCCTGCGGTCCACGAGCGGTTCGATGCGCTCGCAGGTGTGGATGAGCCATGTCAGCCAATGTCCCGAACGGCTGGCGCGGCATAGGTCGGGCAGTCGTCGTGGCGAGTCCCTGAGCAGGGTCTGCCATCTCGGACGGCTTTCCACGCCGGTTTCGTTCCACATGTCCTGCAAGCCGTCCTCGGTCTGGTCGAGCATGTCCTGCGCGTGGAGGTTGATGGGCGCGGGCGCCGCGCCTCCTTGCGGTTTGCCGCCCGCTCCGGGTTCTCCGAGCTTGTAGGCGTGACGGGACACCTGTTGCAGGAGCATCATGTCGCGGCGGAGCCGGTGGAGCGTTTTCACGTAGACGCGGCGGCAGTCCCGGCAGAGCGTCCATGGTGCCTCGACCTGTCGGCTGCCGCAGTATTGGCATGGTTCGGTGGTGATGAACATTATGTTGAAACCCTCCACGTTCCGGCTATGATGGTGCTTTGGTGAGCGTGCCCTCCGCCTGTTGGTGGAGGGTTTCGTTTTGTCTTTCGTTGGATTCAGTGTTTTTACGCTGAATTCAGTCATGTATTCGCGTGTGTTTATCGGTATTTTTTCAGATTAGTGGTTCGATGAATTCCGGCATGGAATCGTCCTTGTATGGTGCGGGCGTTTCTGGATGGGCGATGATGTACAGCACCTCATCCAATGGCACGCCGAGCAGTTTCGCCGTGTATTCGGGCGTGGCCGCTTTGCTCCGATGCCATTTGAGTATTTCCTCGCGTTTGAGACTGCTTACGCTCATGATTCCTCCTTGAGCGTGGCGACATATGCGATGGCCTTGCGTTCACGATTCGCATACTTCTCGCATTTGCGCTTGAGACGTTTGAGGCTCATGGCGTACAGGGACTCTCTGAAGTTGCCGTCCTCGTAGATTTTGGCTCGATAATGGCCGCAGGTGCCTTCCGCGCTGATTCGCGCGGTCAAATGGTCTGTAAGCTGAATCTCGTTCATGCGTTTTCCCCTTTCTCGAACGTCTTGATCATTTCCATCAACGCGGCCTGATACGACTCATGCCATTTGGTGCGGTAATGCATTCGGTCAACGCATTTGAACCGATAGCGTTTCTCCTCGGAGCCTTTCACGGTTCCTGTAGCGGCCTTTAGGTGTCTGCCACATTGGGGGCAGTAGAAGCTTTCGCCGTTGAGAATGAAATCGGAGTCCCGCACGTCGCCTTTGCCGACTATCCGGTAGAGGTCATCAAGCCAACTCATCGTCCACCTCCATTTGTTTGTCAAGCCATTTGTTGAGCAGGACGCGGGCCGCATCGCGTCGGGCTTTGGCACGTCGGGATTGGTATCCGTTCCGACGTCGGACGCATTCGGCGCAGGCCCGCCGCGTCTCATCGAAGAACACGTTGCGCCGCGGGTCCCAGCGCTTGATGTCCACCGATGAGCTATCGCCGTGCAACGGTTTACGACACAAGTAGCAGTCACTCATTGTCCGCCTCCCATTTCCTTCTCTCGCGCCATGATCTCCACTTCCACGTCGTCGGCGAGCATCCTCGGCACGCCGGCGAGCGTGCCACACGATTCGGCGGTCGGATACACCGACTTGCTGATGTACACATCCCATTTGTCGGAGTCCTGATGGTTGTCCGCCTTGAGGATGATGAGTGGGGTGTCGTCGATGAAATGCCCATCTTTCATCCATCGAATCTTGAGCATCAGGCGCACTGAATCCGCCTGTTCACTCGTGTTGCCCAGAATATCCAGCGTGCTCATCGTCTGCCTCCCAGACTCTCGTAGATCAACCGATAACGCTTGTCCCCGTTGCACATCGCATTCCAACGACGGATGGCGGCGGCGAGCATCATGTCTTTCGGCCACTCCCACTCCACTGCGGGCTTCGACTTCAACGCGAGAGCATACGGCTTATACCTGCATCCGCCGCACCGGAAGACCAAAGCGGACAGATAATGCTGCTCCTCCCATTTCGCCTTGACCTTGCCCCCGCATTTGGGACACGGGCTAATCCTGTGGAACCTCACCAGACTCACCTCCCTCAAGAGGCGCGTTCAAATCCACCTGTTCGATACGCGCACGCTCCTGTAAGATGTTCGCGTATGTCCCCATCGCGTACAATTGGCTTTCAAGGAGCTGGAAGGAGCACGCGGGCGTGAAGTCCAACGTGCCCTCCGCGTAGCCCTCAAGCATGTGCGCCAGCTTGCTGATACGCTCCTGCAATTCTCGATGTTCGCGGATCATCCGCTGCTTGTAATCACTCATTGGTTGTCTCCTTCGGTTTGGTTTTGTAGTCTCGGACGATGCACACGCATCAGTCCATCCTTTCGTCCAACCATTCGATGTCCTCCCAGATCGAGAGCATGACCTGATCGAGAGCGCCACTACTGCTCAATGCCCATACAGCGCCGTAGTTGGTGCGCTCCCGCACCGCCGTGACATAACCCTTGTCCGGGTAGACGTGGGATTCCGCAATCCAGTGGAACGGGAGCATCCCCTTGCGCAAAATCAAAGTAAAACGACTGTGCTCAACCTTGATGAAGCTCCTCATGTCGCTCATTCCTCCGTTGCCTCCATCGGATAATTGATCTCCACAAGCAACCGTGTGCGATAGCTGAGCGCCTTCACGAGTTTGAACGGCTTCTGCGTCTCCGGGACTCTGAACGGTGGCTCGTACTCCCACCATTCGCTGCCGTCGTATTCCTCGCGGCGCAGGAACCCGCCATCCGTGAACACCACGACCAGATCGGCGGCTATCTCCTGACTGCCGTATCCGTCGTCGTAATCGATGTCAAGCACCGGTTCGGCCTGACTCCACGGAATTCCCAGCTTCTCGTCGCGGGAGCCTACGAATCGAACGTCATCGGTCGAATGCTCGCTTTGTGAGATCGCACCCTTGGTTTCATCTAAAAGATTCATTCTTCCGTTGCCTTTCCTTGCATTGCCTTGACTGCGAGTCGCATGGCGTCGTAGTATTCGGCCCTCAACGCGCAGTCAGAATCCCATTGGGGGTAAGAGTCGGGCTTCAACGCCTCGTAGAACGCTTTCGCTCCGGCTACGATTTCCTCGTTCGTGGGCCGGCGCGTGGCTCCGGCGATAAAACCGGCCTCGTATTCCTTGCCCTTGGTCGTGCCACGTATTTCCTCGAAGGATAGACGGACAACTCGTTGGAGGACAGCCCACTTCGCCTCACTGCTGATGATGCTCACAGTCGACCTCGTTCCTGATTGCGAACAAGGCAATCATCCATAGACTGAGCAAGTTCCTCGTCGGTGATGTCGAACGCGGTGATCAGGTTGCCGACCGTCTGCAACACGTCGGCGAGCTCGCCGAGCATGGCTTGGCGGCGCTGGTCGCGCACGTAACCTATCCATCCGGCTTTCGCCTTGTCCCGGTCATCGCCGAGCTCGCCGCCCACGTTCACCCCGAAGCAGGCGAGGCAGTTCGCATGATCATCGAACTCCCGGCCAATACCGCTCGGGTCTGTCGGGTCGCTGGCTTTCAGGTATTGTTTGCAGGCTTCGACCAGTTCGGCGCTCTCTTCCAGATTCTTCAAGGCCAGCCACTTGTCGGGCGTGAGACGGCCGAAAGATTCGACCGAGGGCAATTTCACAATACGATTGCTCATGCTTCCACCGCCTTAGCCAATCGGAACGGTGCAGCATTTAGAACCTGAACGCTGTCCGGTGAAGACCACGAGCGGTCGAAACACCAGCCATCAGCGCCGACGCATGTCAACTGCATGCTGCCATTACGCATCGTCCACGTGTTACCGTCCTTGTCGAGCCACAATCCATCATGGTCGGGCAGCTTCGGCTTCCGACGCAAAGCGTAGGCGAAATCATCGGAGTCGATGCAGTACTCACCGTCTATCTCGCTGATGCGGATACGCAGGAGCATGTCGCCTAGAGGGTCAGGCTTGAGATCGATGACGCGGAAATGGTTTCCCTCCGTCGTGCAGGCAATATCGCCCACCTGCACGTTTTCGATGTTGTCGATGCGCTCATACTCGGGGTCATCCAACAGTTCGATGGATTGGATATTGTCTATTGGCTCAAAATCACAGGAAGAGTCATAGCCACGTGACGTGTACAAAGAACGGTTATCGCCTAAATCAATATCTCCTGTGTCATCTAACACTCCAGTAACAATGGTGCCGTTCTTCCATGTGGCCTTGACGTGCAGTCCGGCCATCTCCTTGTAGGTCTTGCCTTCCCAGAAGGGTTTCTCACTCATTGTCATTCTCCTCCTTTTCGTTGTTTTCGATTGCGTCCAGCAGATCGCGTTCGGCGAGCATGAGATGCGCCTGGGCGCGGGTCATTGATTTCAATGTCTGCGGGCCGTTGGCGGCCATCCAGCCGAGAGCATCCACTTTCTTCTCGAGCAGGTGGGTCTGCGTCGCGAGATCACGCAATCGACCATCAAGCAGCATGGTCATCGGTTTCCTCCTTGTTGAGTCGTGTTTCGATTTCGATGCACAAGTCGAGCGCCGCCGTGAAAACCGGCCTGATAGGCGTATAGCGCGGTCTCCGGCCGGCTCATGCCGCCAATCTCCGTGGCCTCCAACAGCCACGCCATCGCACGCTCCTGCGGGGTCGGGAACTTTTCGGCCATCACGCGCCCCTCAGAATCGAGCCGAGTGAGGCAGCACCCAGCTTCTGGGCACCTGCGAACCGTCTGGCCGTGGAACGTGACTTCGGCTGCGCGGCGGGCAGTTCGAGTGGGTTGCGCATGGTCAACGCCTGCTGCTGCGCCTGCTCCGGGCCGTTGCCGAGCATCCGCTGGCGGCGGTACATCCACGCCTCGTCCGCGGATAGGCCCCGCGCCTCGCATTCGCGCGCTATCTGCGCCTCAGAGGGCTTCGACTCGTTGCGCATCCTGCGCACGATGGCGTTCACATCGCCGGAACCGCACCAGCAACCCGTGCTGTTGTCCGCGTAGAAGCGCTTCACCGCCTCCAACGCCTCTCCCAGCGTCATGTCCGCGCGAAGCTCCTCGTGGAACGTGCGAGCCTCCAAGTCGGTGATGGCCGCGTTGCCGTGGTGGACGCGAATCTTCGCCAGCACGAGCGTGCTTTCCTTGAGCGTCAGCATGTCAGTACTCCTTCCCGTGATTGGTTTTCGGCGGCTTCCTCGGCCGCATAGCGTGCTATCAGCGCCGCGTTCGCATCCTGGTTGGCCTGCGAACGGTTCCACGCCGATGGCGAGGGGCGTGCGGTCGGCTCGGGTTTGGCCGGCAGCGGGTCATCGTCCCAGTGTTCGCCGTCCAGCCAGTTCGCCGGGGTGAGCGTGTAGCCGGGTTCCCGGTTCGGGTCGGCGGCGTACCTCGACGCCTTGGCGATCAGGAACGTGTTGTTGGTTTTCCTCCGCGCCTTCCGCCAAGCCTCGAAGGCCTTGCGTTTGCCGGTCTTGCGTGGATAGGTCTGCCAGAACTGCTCGAACTCGATGGGATAATCCTCGTCGGCGCTCTCTGCGGCCCCCTCGGCTTGCGAGGGGGTTTGGGGGAGAGAGAATTCTTCGTTAGAAGAATTCTTTTGGTTATTGGTTCTTGGTTCTTGGTTCTTGGTTAAAGAGTCCCAGCGTGACTCGGGTGTGACATTCGAATTGTCACGGCGTGACATGCTTGTGACATTCGTTTCGTCCCAGCGTGACTCGGGTGTGACATCGGCTTCGGAACGCTGCTTGCGCTTGCGGTTGCGAGCACCCTCCGCCCTCGTCTCCACCTGTTCGCGGCTGGACTGATGGGAAAGATAATCGTGGATGCGGTAGGAGCCGTCGTCCGAACGTTCGAACATGCCGACCTTGATCAGCGCTTCGATGTCCTCTTCGGTCGCGTTGAGCTGGTAGATCACGTCGTCCTCGCTCATCACGCCGTCGTTGAGCACGTCGGAACAGAAGGAAATGGCCATGCAGTACACTCCAAGTGCGCTCGGACGCATACGCTGTAGCTTCAGCACTTTCGTGTTCGAATGGAAGCCGTTACTCAGCTTCCCGTAGCCCTGTCTGACCATCAGTCCGCCTCCTTTCTCTTGTCTCTTTGGTATTCGGCTATCAAGGCCAGCAGTTCGGGGCTGGCGGCGATTATCTCGCTGGGCTTCAGCCCCTCGCCATTGGTCTTGGGTTTGCGGTGGTAGCCGCCACGCAAACCGGTGCGACGGCTGCCACTGATGTAGGTATGAGGGTTAATCCTGGCCATCGTCCGGCCCCAACGCCAAGCCGTCGTTCAGTAGGAGCGCGAACAATTCGAGCGGCATCCACACGAGCATCGGATTGGAGGGCACCGGCCTCGATTCGCCGCGCAGCCGGTTCGCGAGCTCGCGGCGAATCCGGTAGTCCGGTCCTAACACGTGCTCCATGTGAGTGGCGAGGAACCGTTCGAGCGTTCCGATGTCGAACACGGCCATCTGCCGGGCCATGCCCTTGAGGCTTTTCACGCCCACGCCCCTGCGGTGTTGGATGAGCACCCCGTAGGGAGTGTCCATGTTCGCCATCTCCACTTTGAGCTCACGCCAGTGCTTGCGATAGTTCGGCATCTTCGTGTCCTTGCATTCCACGCACACCGGCTCGCCATGGAACATGACGCCGATCAGATCGCCCTGGTCGGCGTTGCCATGCAACGGCATACGGTCGATGCGCGTGTCCTGCAACGCCCACGCAAGGTAACGCACCGTCCACGTCTCAAGGCTAGTGCCTTTGCGCTTCGATGGGTTCGCCATCATCTCTCCAATCCGTAATCCGCGTACATCTCGTCTGCTTCCAAAGCGCATTCCGGGCATGGAATCGGTCTTGCGGGATACAGCGGGCACCCGTGCGTCGGGCAGACCGGTTCCACGTCCGGCGGCGTCTCATCGTGATACAAATGCAGCATCAGAAGCTCGGATCACTGGACCATGGGTCGGAGGCCGGAGGCTGCGCCTGCCCCTGCGGCTGCTGCGTGTAACCGGCCTGCGTGCCGTAACCCTGCTGTCCGCCGTTCTTCTGTCGAACGTTGGTGATGGCGACGGCGCTGGCGTTGACGTTGCAGCTTGCGGTAGCCTCGCCCTTCTTGTTCGTGTAGGCGTCGAGGCCGCTGATTTCGCCCACGATGGTCACGTCCACGAACTGGTCCTGATTCTGACGCAGCTGGGCGATCTGGTCGAACACGGGGTTGAGGTTCGCGTAGCCAGCAGGCCACACCGAGTAGTACTGTTCCGGCTGGCTGACCCAGTTGCCGTTACGGTCACGGTAGCCCGGCGACACAGAGACGCGCAGGAACCGTTTACCGTTCTTCGTCTCCTGCACGCCCCACGCCGTGCCCTGGATGATGATGCTCGTCCTGCCCGCCATGGTCACTCGCCTTCCTTCACGCTGGCCTTCAACTGGCCCAGCACCTTGTCAAGCTCCGCTTCGGTCAGCTCATCGCTTGCCTTCACCTCACGATTCAGAATCTTCGTGATGGTCTCGCACGCCTCCGCGTCCGAAGCCACGCCCAACGCCTGGAAGCGGCGAATCATCTCCGCACGCTTCACATCCACCGGGGAAGGCTCCGCCTCGGGCTGGGTTTCCTGTTGCGGCTGTTCGGACTCGTCCACGCTCACGTCAACCGGCGAATCATCCGCAGTCACGGTGGGCAGTGGACGGAACACGTCGGAATAATCCGGGGTCTGGTCGTCGCTTGCGGCCGCGTCGCGGGCCTCCACGCTGACCGGCAGGTAGGGGAACGCGCGGCGGATTACCGTCTTCTTCGCCATGGCCTCATAGTCGGACTTCCACGGGCTGACCGCCTTGCCGTAGCTGGGGCTGCGTTTCGCCGCCGCCTCGATCTCGTCGGCGTTCATCACCTGGAAGTAATGCCCGCCGTCCTTGAAGTTCGCGATCATGTACACATGGGTGAGCTTGCCGGGCTTCGCGCACGGCACGTGCCGCAGGTCCTCGTTCAGGCCATAGCTGTAGGTGAATTCGTCGCACTCATGGACTGCTCGGGCGCTGATGTCCCTGATCTGGCCGCTGCGGCGTGCGAGGTCGATCATGCCCTTGTAGCCGATGATGAGCGTGGCTTCCTTCTGGCCGGTGCGGTAGTTCTTGTTCCCGTAGGGCAGGATGTAGGCGCGTCCCAATCCGTCCACGTTCGACGGTTCCAAGCCCAGTGCGGCGCATTTCATGAAGCACGACAGCACGCTTTCGACGGAGCAGTTCGCCAATTGCGGTTCGCGGTTGATGGTGCTCACGTACATCTGGTAGAGGCGCTGCGGGCTGAGGTTGTTGCCGATGACGGCCGCGATGCGCGGCCAGCTCCTCTCCAGCAGGCTTTTCATGTTCTGCTGCGGGTTCATCGGCTGCATCTGCATGTTCTGCGCCTGTGTCGCTAACTGTCCCATAATCGGGTCTCCTTTACTTGGTTTTCTTCGGTTTGATTTCGGTGAATCGGAAGGTGCGGCCCTCCCACGGCTGCACGACCCGCGTGTAGCCCTTGCGCGTGCTGTGCTTGTAGGTGGCCTGCATGTTGCCGCAGCGCACCCCCTCGTGGTCTCCGATATAGGGGAGTATGCAGTCCTGCAACTCCTCCTTGTGCTGCTTCAACGCGCTCAGGTCGGCGGTCGTCTGCTGGTAGTCGGCCATGAGCCTGCGCAGATCGGTGCTGTCGCTCATGTCCTCGATGCCCTCCGAAGGCTCCGGGTACGCCTTGGCCACGTCCGCGCCGGTGAGGGTGGGCATTTCGTCGCGGGTGACGAAACCCCAGAAGTCCTCGGCGGCTTTGATTACAGCGTGAATGTCGTCCTCGTCGCGCTCGAACCGCACCTCGACCGGTTCCGACTCTCCGATATCCGCGTAGAACACGCCCCATGTGAACCCGGTGACGGCCATGTAATGCGTGACCTGCGCCATGTAGTACTGCGGGGCCACGAGCTCGCCCGTCTCGTCGTGCCAGTCGGTGCGGCCACGGTTCGCGTTCGCCGTCTTGATCTCGAGAATGCCCCACGAATCGCTCTCCTCGTCGTAGACGAAGCCGTCCAGCGAGGCGTGCATCAACGGATGCTGCTTGGATACCAAGGAAATGTCGGTGCCGTCGATGACCTGGTACTCCGGGTGGAGTTTGCGGAACCGACGGCGCAGTTCGACCTCCAAGGCGTTGCCCTTGACGATCGCCCACTTGCCGCTGATATCCTCCGGCTGCTGACGGTTCGTCTTCTCCAGCCACAGGTCGTAGGGGGTCGAGTACGGGTTGAGGCCGAGAATCGTGCTCATGTCCGAACCGCCGACACCCAACGCGCGGAACGCGTGCCACGCACTCTCACGCTCCGCCTTCGTGCGCTGGCAGAAACGGTGCACGTCGAACAGTCCGGTCGCCTGCGCTGCCATGTCAACGGTCACTCGCTTCATTCCTGCTCCTTAGCTTCGATTTGCTGACGTATTCCACTCGCGCGCTCACCCTGCGCCGTTGCCTGTCGATGACGACCATGCCCGGCAACGGCATCACGTACAGGTACGGGTTGCCGGTCTGACTGTTCCGGTCGCTGATCAGATCCATAAATTCCACGATCAGCTCGCCGGGCGTCATGCTCATGCCCTCGTCCGTGATCGGGCTCCATAGTTCCACCGTGTCCGTCATCCATATCCTCTCGTAGTCCGACGAGCCGTAGCCCGGCCTCGTGGATGCTCAGTCCGATGAGGCTCGCCAGCGACTGCCGGGTGGGATATGCGGTCAGGATGTCAAGGTTGGTGAGCAGCCGGTCCGCGACCGCAAGCCACATGTCGTTCGGCACGTCAGGCGTAGAGGCGCTGCTTGCGCGTCTGCTTGTTGATGCGGTCAAAACGGGCCACCTCCTCGACCTCGAAGCCCAGCACCTGCATGGTGTCGGGGTCGGTGACCGGCGTCGGCCCCCAGCCTCGCGTGAGCTTGTTCTGGATGGTCTTCTTCGCCTTCCCGTAATGTTCGGCGAGTTGTTCCACCGTCATCAGGTTTGGTATCGGCGCACTCATTGGGGTATCCTTTCTAGTGGAGTTTCTTTCCGCCCCAGTAGCCGCTGGGGCTTTTCTTTTTTGCGTAACCTTGCGGTCGTGGACGGCCACGGAATCGAACCGTGGTCCCGGTCTTTGCCTGCGGTGACGAGTCCGCCGATCTCGACAGGGGGCAACCTGCGCCGCCCGTGGCGTCGGCCCGAATAGTAAACGCTGGTAGCAGGCCGACGCCGGTTCAAGAAAACTGACACCGTATCTGTCAGTTGTTTTTTCAGTTATCACGTGGGTTACCGGTTTTCCTTCCGCTTGGCCGGCCGGTTTTCCACGCCGTCCGGCAAGACTTATTCGACGCCCGCCTCGCTCAACACGAGGCACAGGAGCCGCAGGGGAACGAAACCGAAGCCCATGAGCGCGGCCACCCCGTTCTCGATGGGATGCGCGCACCCCATGTGCGACATCACCCAGCCGAGGCAGACCGCGAACACGAGGGCCCAGAAAACCAGCCGGAACGCGAAACCACGAGACAATTCGTCGGGCCCGGGCCTCCTGTAGCCGCTGAAATGACGGCCATACTCTTCGACAGACATCACGCCGCCTCCTTGTCGGCGAGCGCTATGAATGAGTCAGGGAGCATTGTCATCGGTTCAACACGCAGACAATCCGCATAAACGGCAATCTGACCAATGGAAATGGAGGCTTTCCCGCTGAGCTGTCGACGAAGGGTCACATAGGGTGTCCCTGATTGGTCAGAAAGCCACTTAACGGAGCGCTTCGCGGCTTCCAGTGCGACTGCAATTTTATTTGCCACCTGTTTTGTGGTGCTTTCTTGATTAACCATATGGTTAATGTAAGCACCATTTGGATAGTTAGTCAAGTTAGTTTTTAATCTATATGGTTAATTTCCTCCCCGATATGTGTTATTCTTTATCCATGACCGAATATGGAGATCAATTTGCCGAAGCCATCGCAGAAGAGCTTCGAGCCCAAAAAGCCCGCATGGGGAAAACCAACGATGACATCGCAGAAGAAGTCGGACTGAGTCCCGTCACCGTTCTTCGCTATCTAAAAGGACAAAGACAAATTCCCATCGATGTGTTTGGAGATCTATGCAAAGCGCTCGGAGCAAACGCCGCCGACATAACCCGCATCGCCTACGAGAAAGCGCAAACGGCATCGCGGATAGCGGAGACAAAACGTCTGGCACACAAGAGCGATGTCAGCCTTGCGGCTTACGGAGCAGAGGGAAAGGACTATTACATGAACCACGATGGAGAAGCATCGGCATGAAACGCCTTATTCCGTTCGACACGCACATGAACTATGGCCCCATGCGTATGGCGATTTATTCGAGCGGAATAGATGTCACCGTAGAAAGCGACATCTTAGACAATATGTGGGGTTGCTACTCAGAAGCAAACCGCGTCATTCTCATAGACAGAAGACTTACATACACCGCAAAAAAATGCGTGCTCATACACGAACTCGTCCATTGGCTGCACGCCGACTACCAATGCGGAATGCACGAGCAACGTACCAGATTGGAGGCCGCGCGGCTCCTAGTAGATTCGCAAAAATACCGTCAAGCAGAACAAACATACGGAGGAGCGCCTTGGCTCATAGCCTCGGAGCTCGACCTGACCATACAAACCATCACCGATTATCAGCAATGCCTACATGACTTTGCAGTAATCGCGCCTGAGAGGAGGTGTCTGATTGGAACACAAGCATGATGGAGTAATAAGGGCTGCCGTTCCCGTCGTTGGACAGTTTCTTTTCGACTCGGGCCAGTGCGTTCTGACCGGCGTGGCGCACCAGCTCTCCATAGACCATCTTCCGCGCGTCGAACTCAAACAGAGCCGCTCCGTCGTGGAAGATGCCGACATGCGGTTTGGCGTAGGAGCCCTTAGGCGTTGGAATCATGTCCAGGGACACCTCGATGTCAATGAAGCCCCTGCCGGACAACAGACTGTCCGCCATCGCGTTCGGTTTATAATCGCTGGCTTTAATGGAATCAACATCGTCCACGCTGTCCCATTTTCCGGCACCAATCATGGACGCTATGATCCGTTCGCTACGGCTTCTTCGTGTGGAGGGTGCGAGAGCCTTGATCGATTTGATGGTCGGTTCGTACCATTCATGCCAGACGCAGCTGATGGTGCGTGCGTGGACGTCATCAAGATAGGCGCAGAGCCTGTCATTCGGAATCACGCCGAACGGTGCGCCGTTGTAGGAAAGCACATAGCCGTTGCCGTTACCGCCTCCGAGGACATAGCCGAGATCCCTGTTTCCATGGAAAGGCACGTTCATCCTGCGTCGAATGATTTCAGCGGTGAATATCCTGTCTCGCGGAATATTCGCCACAACCGGCTCGTTGTAGTTGTAGACGAGGTATTCGACTGTTCCGGCAACATGGGACTCAGCTGGAGCGGGAATCGTGTCCGGCGATTTTCTTTGCACCGTGGACCCGTCAACTGGAGTGCGAGAGACGGCTGGATCACCTCCTCTCTTGTCGAAGCGATGTTTATATGCGAACATGCCGATAAAGATGAAGAACGCTGTGAAGATGAGCATAGGCCAAGCGCCGACAAAAACGAACAGCGCGCAGAACGCGCCCGCCGTATAGCACAGAACGGACAGAACTGTCATTATGACAGATTGCGCTGTGGTCTTCTTCGTCCCATGTTTACCCATACCTTGATTCTACGAGCCGGGGAGACGTATGCGTTAATCGCTTAGATAAAAATATTGCCCTGCCGGCGTTGCAGCGCCAACAGGGCGGTTTGAAGAATCCCAATAGTTCAAGAAAGGAGGACGCTTCGCCTCCCATCCTAGCCGATGGGCGGGGCGAAGCACACCCGAAATGGCGAACGTCACCAGATACAAGACAACAAAGGGCGAAACCCGATACCGTGTGAGGTATCGCAAGCCGGACGGCACGCAGACCGACAAGCGCGGATTCAAGCGCAAGATAGACGCGGAAAATTGGGCGGCGAAACGAGTCACCGTCGCCAAGGCCGAAGGCACGTACATCGATCCCGCAGCGGGGAAGACAACAGTGGGGGAGTTGGGGCCCGCATGGCTGGCCAAAAAGAAGCTAAGCACCAAGCCCAGCCATTACCGGAACCTCGAAGGCGCATGGGAGAAGTGGGTGAAACCGGAATGGGGCAACACCCCGGTATCCGCCGTCACCCGCGAGACGGTGCAACAATGGGTCACCGGAATCAGCCAGGGTAAGACCGTCAAGGACGAGCGGGGCAACGAGATTGTGCTCGCCAAACCCCGAAGCGCCAGCGTCGTCCTCCGCGCCCACGGCGTGCTCGCCGGAATATTGGACGACGCGAAGAAAGACCGGCGTATTCCGGACAATCCAGCGAGGGGCATCGAACTGCCACGCAAGCGCAGGAAGAAGCACGTGTATCTCACCGCCGAACAGCTTGACCGGCTGGCAGGCAGCGTCACCCCATGGAGACGAGACCTCGTCCTCGTGCTTGGACTATGCGGCATGCGATGGGGTGAACTCATACCCCTGAGGGTGATGGACGTCGATCTTGAAAAGCATCGTATATATATAGGAGTGAGCGCGCCGATGGTGGGCGGCGTCATCATCCCCGATGACACCAAGACCTACAAGGCCCGCGCCATCATGTACCCGGTCGTGCTGGACCCGATTATGCGCAGACTGTGCGCAGACCGGAAACCCGGCGACCTGTTATTTGAACAGCCGGGACGCGAGGGCATGATGATACGCGAGTGGGGTAATGCGAGCCGCGATGACGGTTGGCTGTCGGTCGGCCTGCGGCGTGCCGGCATACCAGGCCACCTCACAATCCATGACCTGAGGCACACGGCCGCGAGTCTCATGGTCAGAGCGGGTGCGAACGTGAAGGCCGTGCAACGGCAGTTGGGGCACAAGAGCGCGGCCATGACGTTGGACGTGTACGCCGACCTTTTCGATGATGATCTGGACGAGCTGTCGGAGCGCATGGGTGAGATGCTGGCGCGCGAGAATGTGGGCAAAATGTGGGCAAATGAGGTTTCGAGAGCCGCATAATCGAGACGGGAGTAAGTCTAAGCGGCTTTTCTCCGTAGGGTTCGAGTCCCACCGGAGGCACCTTGAAATCGGCCTGTGGCCGATGCCGTTTTGCGGCTGTGCCGTGGTCTCTCCCCAGTCGGCTTCGCCGACAGCCCCCCCTCGTCAGAGGGGGCTCGCAGCTCACTATGTGGAGAGCTCATAAGGCCGAAACAAAAGGCCGTTAGGCTATGT